GAATAGCCATATGCCCCGAAATCGGGTCTAAAACGGCCTCAGAGCGATTTAAACGCTAGTGCAGGGCTGAGTACCAGCACTATCGCGTTCGTCGATTCTGGAGGGTTTTGGCTCAACCATGCGGGTTGTAGAGCATCGAGAGAACTGTATATCCGTACAGTGTGGATAAGCTGTGGATAACGTTATTAGAAATTGTCCACAGGCTATTCACAAGTTATCCACAGGGGTAGAATGCGAACAGGTTTAAACGGTACGAGCGCGTACCAAGTAATGAATGAGGGGTTGGTCCAATGAGCAGAGATGAATGGGATGGTGATGCTGGCGAGGACGGTCAGAGCGATAGCGTTGATGGGGCGACCGCATCAAGCACGAACGTTGCAGGCCCCGGCATCCGTAGGGAAGTGATGGAGATGATAGAGGGCACTAAAGAGAGAAAGAGAGTGGATGGAAAGGCATGGGGAGTGAAGACAGATGTACCTAGGATTACTCCTAAGATGCGTCAGTTCGCGTCCCTTGTTGCCCAAGGCAATAGCCCAAGAGATGCATATCGCAAAGCTTATGCAGTCCGCACGGATACAAGCGAAGCGACTGTTATGGCTAGTGCGAACAAATTGATGAAGGATTCGCGGATATCAGGACTCATGGAACCCATCTGGGAGTCGATAAAACAGAACGTAATTGACGACGCAATCGCCACCAGACGCCACGTTCTAGAGCAGTTACATGCCCATGCATCAGATGCCAACGTGAGAACTGGAGACCGTTTAAAGGCCCTAGAACTGATGGGAAAGGCCATCGGCATGTTCGTGGATAAGTCTGAGGCGAGGGTCGAACAGGTCGACCCTGAACAGTTGAAGCGTGAGCTTGATTCACACCTCAAAGCATTCAAGCTTAAATCAGTAGCGTAATCGTTCCACGTGAAACGATAGTCCTAGTCTAGATGACAGTGCTAGCGCAAAGCATGATGCAAGCGCAGAGGATAGTTCTGGTCTGACGAACGTGCTAGCCCCGAGGATAGTTCTGATTGGCGGTAGGAGACCCACCGGTACCCCACCCCCGCGTATCGGGGGTACGTCCAGCGTCCACCCTTACACTGTGATTCACACATACCATCACCATTCCCTCAATACACACTATCCCCTCCCGCACGAACACACTACCCCCAGAAGCACTTAGTGCGTATACCCACCCCATATACAAATTTATACTTGTGTTGTTTAAACTTCTGTATAGAATGACCCCCCATACGAACGTTCGCATTTCTACCGGGGGGGGGTATATGTTTCAAAAACAAGAAGGTCTTACCCCTAGGCAAGAACTGGTATTAGAGTTCGTTCATGCATACATCAAGCTAAAGGGTTATCCGCCTTCGTATAACAACATTGCTCAGGGTTTGAAGTTAAAGAGTAGGTCTAACATTCATAGACTTGTACATACACTGAGGCAAAAGGGTTACTTGAGAGTACAAGCGCACAAGTTTAGAAGTTTGAAAGTAGCTGACAAAGGCATTAAGAAGATTCTTGAGCTATGAGCTTATTGACTCGTCAAGAAGTGAAGGACTACCGTAAGCTTCTGGATGCCCTTCCAGAGGGGCATCCCAACATTGGGAAGATTGCTCAGCTTTTAAAAGCAGATAAGGTTGAGCGTTGTAAAGAAAATTTCTTACCCTTTGTAAGAGAGATGTGGCCTGTCTTTATATCTGGAAGGCATCATCAAATCATGGCTGAAGCTTTTGAAAGAGTTGCTTCGGGCGACTTGAAAAGGCTAATCATCAACATGCCGCCTCGCCACACTAAGAGTGAGTTTGCCTCTTTTCTCTTTCCTGCTTGGTTTCTTGGAAAGTTTCCAGAGAAGAAGATTATCCAAACAGCCCACACTGCGGAGCTAGCAGTTGGATTCGGGCGAAAGGTCAGAAACGTTGTTAACACTCCCGAGTATCAGTCAATCTTTCCTACAAAGCTTTCCACGGACTCCAAAGCAGCAGGACGATGGAATACCAACAAAGGAGGCGATTACTTCGCTATCGGCGTTGGCGGAGCCGTTACAGGTAAGGGTGCTGACGTTCTAATCATTGACGACCCGCACTCAGAGCAGGAAGCAATGCTAGGCAATCCTGCGGTCTATGACAGGGTGTTTGAATGGTACAACGCAGGTCCTAGGCAGCGTTTGCAGCCGGGCGGGGCTATCGTTGTTGTGATGACCAGATGGTCTAAGAGAGACTTGACTGGTCAGATTATTAACAACGCAATCAAACGGGATGCAGATGAATGGGAAGTTATAGAACTCCCTGCTTTGATGCCTTCTGGGAATCCGCTGTGGCCTGAGTTCTGGAACCAGAAAGAACTAGAGGCAATCAAGAATGAACTCCCTGTAAGTAAGTGGGAAGCGCAGTACCAGCAGAATCCAACCTCTGAAGAAGGGGCAATCATCAAGCGGGAGATGTGGAGAGTCTGGGAAAAGGAAGCGCCGCCTCCTTGCGAGTACTTAATTCAGTCATGGGATACAGCCTTTGAGAAATCTTCAAGGGCAGACTACTCGGCCTGTACAACATGGGGAGTGTTCTATCATCCTAATGAAAACGGGGATGAGATAGCCAACATCATTCTTTTAGATGCGTTTAAAGAACGCATGGAGTTTCCAGCTTTAAAAAAGAAAGCATTGGAGATGTATAAAGAATGGGAGCCAGACTCATTGATTATTGAAAAGAAAGCCGCTGGCGCTCCTCTAATCTATGAACTAAGGCAACTAGGTATTCCTTTATCGGAATACACCCCTTCAAGAGGCAATGATAAGATTGCCCGTGTAAACGCGATATCGGATGTGTTTGCCTCTGGCCTAGTCTGGGCACCAGAAACAAGATGGGCAGAGGAACTCGTTGAAGAGGTTGCATCTTTTCCCAATGGGGACCACGACGACTTAGTGGACTCCACCAGCCAAGCTCTTCTTAGATTCAGACAAGGCGGATTCATTAGGTTGGAATCCGACATGAAAGAAGAAGAGCCAGTGTTTAAACGTAAAGTGGCGTACTACTAATGACTATCGATAAAGCTCTCTACTCGGCACCTGAAGGTCTTTCGGATGACGGCGAAGAACTGGACATTGAAATTGATGAAGAGCTTGGGTCAACCCAAGAGCCTCCTGAAGAGCCAATAGGTTTTGATGAAAACCTTGTTGAGCACCTTGACCCCAGTGTTGTAGAAGAGCTTGTCTCTGACATCATCTCTGACTTTGATGATGACATCTCTTCCCGTAAAGACTGGATTAAAGCCTATGTCGATGGGCTAGAGCTTTTAGGATTGAAGATTGAAGAGCGTATGGACCCGTGGCCCGGTGCCTGTGGTGTATACCATCCGTTGCTATCAGAATCGGTGGTTAAGTTTCAAGCTGAAACCATCATGGAGATTTTCCCTGCCTCCGGTCCTGTAAGGACTGAGATTATCGGCAAAGAAACTTCACAGAAGAAAGAAGCTGCCGCGCGGGTAGAAGCCGATATGAACTATCGGTTGACAGACGAGATGACTGAATACCGCCCGGAGACTGAAAGGCTCCTGTGGGGTCTAGGAATCGCCGGCAACGCTTTCCGTAAGGTCTACTTCGACCCCGGTTTAAACAGGCAAACAGCTATCTTTGTCCCAGCAGAAGACGTTGTAGTGCCTTATGGTGCCTCTAACATTGAGACATCGCCCCGTGTAACTCATGTAATGAGGAAGACGGAAAACGAACTCCGCAGACTTCAAGTCATGGGGTTCTATGCTGATATTGACTTGGGTGAACCCAACAACACATTAGATGAAGTTGAGAAGAAGATTGCCGAAAAGATGGGATTTCGGGCTTCATCAGACGACCGATACAAGCTACTTGAGATTCAGGTAAACCTTGATATTCCGGGGCTAGAACACACGGATGAGGACGGCGAACCCACTGGTTTAGCATTGCCATACCTTGTAACAGTTGAGAAAGGCAGTAACAAATGTCTTGCCATTCGCAGAAACTGGGAAGAAGGTGATGAGACACACAAAAAACGCCAACACTTTGTTCATTATGGGTACATTCCCGGTTTTGGATTTTATTGTTTTGGTCTTATTCATCTTATTGGGGCTTTCGCCAAGTCTGGTACTTCTATCATTAGACAGTTGGTTGACGCCGGAACTCTTGCTAATCTGCCCGGAGGCTTTAAAACAAGAGGAATGCGAGTCAAGGGTGACGACACACCAATCGCCCCAGCAGAGTTCAGAGACGTAGATGTTCCTTCAGGAGCCATCAAAGACAACTTGATGCTGCTTCCGTATAAGGAACCAAGCCAAGTCCTTCTAACGCTCTTAAATCAGATTGTGGACGACGGCAGGAGGTTTGCTAACACCGCTGACCTACAAGCCTCCGACATGTCTGCCAACGCCCCTGTAGGGACAACGCTGGCTATTCTAGAGCGAACTCTGAAGGTTATGAGTGCGGTCCAAGCCCGCATCCATTACTCGATGAAACAAGAGCTTCGGCTGCTTAAAAACATCATCGCTGACTATACTCCAGAGGAGTATGAATACGAACCGGCAGAAGGGAATAGAAAGGCTAAGAAGTCTGACTATGAAATGGTGGATGTTATCCCCGTGTCAGACCCCAACGCCGCAACCCTTTCTCAAAAGGTTGTCCAATACCAAGCAGTCATGCAGCTTGCACAGCAAGCCCCGCAGCTTTATGACTTAGCCTTCTTACACAGGCAAATGCTTGATGTTTTAAGTATTCCTAATGCTAACAAGCTAGTTGCATTGGAAGACGACCAGAAACCAATGGACCCAATGTCTGAAAACATCAACGCAATGAAGGGCAAACCCCTAAAAGCGTTTATCTATCAGGACCAAGACGCCCATATTGCAGCGCACCAAGCGTTTATGCAAAACCCGGTTGTTGCACAAACAATAGGTCAAAACCCGCAAGCCAACTTGATTATGGCTTCACTGCAAGCTCACATTGCAGAACATCTTGGATTCTCTTACAGGGCAAAACTAGAGAAACAGATGGGTGTGACAATGCCTCCGCCTGACAAAGAGCTTCCAAAAGAACTGGAAGTGGAGCTTTCCAAGCTTATTGCTGTTGCATCGCAGCAATTGCTTCAGTCGGATAAAGCTCAAGCCGCGCAGCAACAGGCGCAGCAGCAAGCCCAAGACCCACTTATCCAACTGCAACAAGCAGAACTCCAGATAAAAGGGCAAGAGATTCAACGTAAGTCAGCAAAAGACCAAGTTGATGCTCAGATGAAAGGGCAACAGCTTCAGATTGAAAGGGAAAGAATCCAGCAACAAGCGCAAACGGATGCTATGCGTATCCAAGCGCAAACAGAACAGGCTCAAGCCCGTAACACCCATGACAACGACCTAGAACGGACGCGATTGGGTGTACAAACGGCAATCGAACAAGCCAGATTACGTAAAGGTCAACAATGATTGATAAGTACCTACGTCTTCTTATTGAACAGATAGACGACAAGATTGAACATCTGCAAGACGCGCTGGCAAATGGCTCGCCGCGCGACTTTACAGAGTACAAAGAAATGGTCGGTGTGGTTAAAGGTCTACGCATCGCCCGTTTAAACCTAACAGACCTACGTTCAAAAGCTGAGGAATCTGATGACTAAACTTGTATTGGCAACTGAAAACGGCGAAGTTCCAGAAAGTGCCGAAGAAAAAGCCAAACAACTCCCTAAACCAGCCGGGTATCACGTTCTTTGTGCTGTCCCAGAGGTTGAAGAGGAGTTTGAAAACGGACTTATTAAGTCTTCACAGACTGTTTACACCGAAGAAATGCTAACCACAGTGCTTTTTGTGGTTGCAATGGGTCCAGATGCATATAAAGACCCCAAAAAGTTCCCTTCCGGGCCTTGGTGCAAGGTAGGAGACTTTGTTTTAGTACGTCCAAACGCAGGTTCTAGGCTGGTAATCCACGGCAAAGACTTCCGTTTGATTAACGACGACACAGTTGAAGCTGTTGTGGATGACCCCCGAGGAATTAAGCGTAAATAAGGAGCTTAAACATGGCTGAATACGAAAAAGAAGAGTTTAAATTCCCCGATGAAATCGAATCTGAGGCCCAAAAAGAGCCAGAAGATAACGATATCGAGGTGGAAATTGAAGATGACACCCCTGAAAAGGACAAAAACCGGGAGCCTTTGCCTAAAAAAGTAGCAGAAGACCTCTATAACGACGAGTTAGAGGACTATTCAGCCAAGGTAAAGGGCAAACTTGTAGCTTTAAAGCGACTTGCACACGACGAAAGACGCGAAAAAGAGCGTGTTTTACGTGAAAATCAAGAGGCTACAGAGCTTGCAAAGCGCCTATTTGACGAGAATAAACGCCTAAAAACATCCTTAAATGAGACTGAAAAGGTTACTCATTCAGCCGTTTCAAGGGCAATTGAAAGCGAACTAAACGAAGCAAAGAAGGCTTACAAAGAGGCATATGAGTCTGGTGATACAGACAAAATCCTTGAAGCCAATTTGGAATTGAATAGACTTTCAAATGACAATGAGCGTGTTAAAAACTATAGACCCTCTTTACAAGAGGAAGAGTTTCATGTTCCAATAGAAACACAGAGG